TGGAGACTGCAAACTGACTACGACAATTTGTTTGTAATGGGCCTGTGGTTCGCTAAAAACAAATATTGGACGCCATGGGCATGGTTGGCTGGAAAACTCTACAATAAGGCCAATGCGAGGCTCAGGGTCATTGCCAATCTGGGCGATAAGACAAACGGATGCACTGAGGCCTGTGTATCAGACTTGTGGTTCATCGATAATCTATAAATTACAGACTCTGTAAGAATCGCACTCTTTTTCAAATTGTAGCTGTTTTTTTAACAATTCTAGGCGGGCGGTTGTGAGCTCATCCTTGAGCTCTAGAGATTCACATCCTCCACAGTGCTCACAAAAGTTTAACTCATCTATCAAGTTAAAAATGCGCGATTCTAGCTGATCTATTTCTTCGGCTAGTGTGCTCATGCGTCAAGTTTATGCAATTGTGAATATTTATGCAACTAGAATTTTTGCGGGGCAAAAAAAGACAAACGGGCTTGATTTTTATCTCAGAGGCCCGTTAGATTGAAGCTGCAAGGAATCAATTGCTAAGAGTCTTACACAAAGTAATTCATAAAAGCAAATGAAAACTAGCACGGTGGCGCGTTTAGACGTCATACAGTCGTGATGCCACAGATTGGCTTAATCACGACGGGGTCGCGGAGGCCCTCCCTCGCAAGAGGTAGCATAGGTCTAGGATAATCGAGTATCGCTAGACCATCTGAACAGGTAAGCTCATGACCGATCCCGTGGGATTGGAACTTAAGCTAGTTTAGGCACGGACCCGTTGTGACCCTTAGCCGCAGGGAACAATGGCAAGCACACCGCTCAACAGGTGAGCCGATGACCTAAGCAATAAACGATTGCCTCCGGTGGACATTGTTTCCCGGAAGAGAGTTAAACTGGTCAAGGGGAGCCCTAAGCTCTTTATACAAGCCAGTAACTACAGAGGTTGAAGCTCAGAGAATAAAAGAAGTCTTTTAAGGCCTTGCTATGCCCTTTCCGGGGATTGAAGCTTAAGTCAACATGCCCTTGCCTCCGAAGCGTATTTCTTAACAATCGAATCCAGAACCTGAACTTGCCTTTCGGTAACGTATTCGTTCTTTAGATAAAAATCCTCAACCCTTGATAACCAAATCACATCCGAATGACTCAGTTTATCCATACAGTTTGAAAGTCTGTCGAACTTAGCAGAAACGAGATTCTTCATTGTGAATCTTTTATCAGCCAGTTGATCGTAGTCGAATGAAGTTTGCAGCTTATGTCGTGCCATTTGATTCCCCTTGTTGGACGCGCTTAGTAAATGAACATTGCTTTGAAGTTAAGCACTTTTTACAATTTCAATTGTTATCGTGTAAAAATTACATGGTTGATAAGTTTGTGGACAATGTGGAAAACATTTGCAAAACACTATTTATGAGAAAAAAGAGTGCCCCAGACAGAATGACGCCACCGCCGAAAAGAATTAAACTTGTTAAAAAATTCATGGCTGAAGGCTGGTCTATGGGCCTGTCGATTAGAAAAGCTGGAATTTGCCAAGCAACATGGAATGAATGGGCAAAAACTAATTTAGAAATTCAGGAATTACGCCGATTGAATTGGGAAATGAGGCAGCAAGCTAAGTTTAATGTTGCCAATTCGAATTAACGGGGAGTACATTTTTTAAATGAGCCTCAACGCCAAGCAACAATTATTCGTAGCTGCATATTTGGTGCATAAAAATGCTACTAAGGCGGCGATTGATGCTGGCTATTCTGAGAAAACAGCCAGGACAGTGGGCCCAAGAATGTTGCAAAATGTTGCAATCCAACAGGCCGTGCAAGAAAAAGTTCAATCTCTCACAGAAAAACTAGGAATTGGTCCAGAATACATACTTTCAAGCCTTAAAGAAGTGGCGGAACGCTGTAAACAAGCTGTTCAGGTAATGGAATTCGACCATGAATCTAAACAAATGGTTCCAACCGGCGAGTGGAAGTTTGAACATCATGGGGCCAATAAAGCTCTTGAACTTTTGGGCAAGTATCAAAAAATGTGGACAGACAATTTTGAATTCACCGAAAAACCAGGGATAGCCTCAGCGGTCTCTAGATTTAAAACCAATGGCAAAAAATGATCTTGACCTTGAGCTCGCGGAGCAGGTTGCAAAATGCGAATTCGACCCACTCAAATACGTTGAGTGTACTTACCAGTGGGGAGTTGGCGAACTTGCTGAATCATCCGGTCCAAGGAAATGGCAGACTAAAGTTTTGGAAGCAATTGGCAATCACGTTGCTGATCCAAAAACCAGATTCAAGCCTTTTCAGTTGGCGGTCACTTCAGGCCATGGAATTGGAAAAAGCGCCCTAATCGGCAAAATATCCAATTGGGCTATGTCCACATATCCGGACTGCAAAATTGTCATGACCGCAAATACCGAGAATCAGCTTTTAACTAAGACAATGCCGGAGGTCGGCAAGTGGTTCAAGATGTCGGCCACCGCTCATTGGTTTAAAACCAATGCGACAAGCGTGCATTCAGTTGATAAAGGCCATGAGAAAACTTGGCGCATGGACGCAGTCACATGGTCAGAAAACAACACAGAGGCTTTTGCTGGACTTCATAACAAGAATAAAATCATTGTTTTGATATTCGATGAGGCCAGCGCCATTTCTGATAAAGTCTGGGATGTTGCCGAAGGAGCGCTAACGGATGAAAATACGATAATTCTATGGCTTGTGTTCGGGAACCCAACGCGAAACTCTGGACGGTTCAAGGAATGTTTTGGCAAGAATCGTCATAGATGGACTACCATGCAAATTGATTCCCGCGAAGTCGAGGGCACCAACAAAGAGAAAATTCAGTCATGGATTGATGATTATGGCCTGGATTCAGATTTCGTTAAGGTTCGGGTTCGCGGAATGTTTCCGAGCGCGTCATTGAAACAGTTCATAGGCACCGCGGATGTTGACAAGGCTTATGGTCGAGAAATCCCTCAAAAGAGCTATGATTTTGCTCCAAAGATAATAACTCTAGATCCGGCGTGGGAAGGCGGCGATGAATTAGTCATAGGAATGCGCCAGGGGCTCAAATTTGAGATTCTTCGAACCCTAATGAAGAATGACAACGACATCGATGTTGCGAACATCCTGGCCCGCTTGTGCGATGAACAGAAGCCAGACGCAGTATTTATCGATGGCGGTTATGGCACAGGCATTGTTTCGGCCGGTAAGACTTTGGGATATAAATGGCAAATTGTTTGGTTTGGAAGCAAATCAGATGACGAGGGATGTCTCAATAAGCGGTCTGAAATGTGGAAGAACATGCGAGATTGGCTTAAAGATGGCGGATGTATTCCGGCTGATCCAATGTTGCAACAGGAATTGATAGGACCTGAGACCGTAGCTAGACTAGATGGAAAAATACAACTTGAATCGAAAAAAGATATGAAGGCAAGGGGCCAGTCGTCGCCGAATCGAGCAGATGCCCTGGCATTGAGTTTTGCTTATCCTGTGGGCAAAAAGCGAAACCCAGAACCTCAACAAAGGTATGTAGATCGGTCAAGCACTTCCTCAGGCTGGATGGGCTAGTGCAATATTTCAGTTAATTTAATTTCAGTACTTGAAAAAATTACATGGTTGCCGATATCCTTGGGGCAATGTCTGAAGAAATTGAACAGCAAGTCACAAGCCACGAAGATGTCATATCGCAGGCAAAGAAACGATTTAAAGACGTTGACGACGCTGAATCAAGAATTCGCAAAGAAGCAATCGAGGATTTAAAGTTCAGGACCGGCGACCAATGGCCAGACGATGTTAAAACTCAGAGAAATCTAGACGGCAGGCCATGCATCACGATTAATAGGCTTCCACAGTTCATCCGCCAAATCACAAATGATCAACGCCAAAACAGACCTTCAATCAAAGTTTATCCGGTTGACGACAAGGCTGATATCGAAACGGCGAAGGTCCTACAGGGCCTAATTAAGCATATTGAATATAATAGCAACGCCGATATTGCTTATGACACATCTTTTGAGATGGCAGTCATTACAGGACGCGGTTTTTTCAGGATTATCACCGATTATTGCACCCCAATGAGTTTTGATCAGGAAATCTTGATTAAAATGATCGAGAACCCGCTCACTGTTTATTTCGATACATTTTCAATTGAACCCGATGGCTCCGACGCCAACTATTGCCTCATCGTTGAAGATATGTCTCGGGCAGAGTTTAAGAAGCAATTTCCAGATGCTGAGATTTCTGGCCTCGACGACTGGTCGTCACTTGGCGCCAGTTCGCAGGGCTGGATTACACAAGACAGCTGCCGAATAGCTGAATATTTTGTTAAGGAATATAAATCAAAAAAGCTGGCTCTTTTAAGCAATGGCGACGTGATTGAAAAGACCTGGGGCGCAGACGAAATCCCAGACTTTGGTTTTGACGACGAGGCTGAGACAAGGCCAACAACCGTTAAGAGCGTTCGGGAATCAATGATTCCTATGATTAAATGGTACAAAATTAACGGAAATGAAGTCCTGGAAGAAACCGAATGGCCGGGTGCCTGGATTCCGGTAATTCCTGTTTATGGCGACAAATTTAATATCGATGGCCAAAAGATCCTAGAGGGCATTGTCCGCCACGCTAAAGATCCACAGCGAATGTATAACTATTGGAGCTCCAATGAGACTGAAGTTATTGCTCTTGCTCCTAGGGCTCCTTTTATTGGCGTTGCTGGGCAGTTTGAAGGCTTTGAGGATAAATGGCGAGACGCCAACAAACGCAATTTCCCATTCCTCGAATATAACCCAACATCTGTCGCGGGAACCCCTGCACCTCCGCCTACGAGGAATCAATGGGAGCCGCCTGTTTCGGCAATTACTCAAGCGAAGGCATTTGCGGCCGATGACCTAAAGGCCACGACTGGAGTATATGATCAAGCTCTTGGCGCCGGGACCAATGATCAGAGTGGTATTGCAATTTCTAGAAGAACAACGCAAAGCCAACTATCAAATTTTCACTTTATCGACAATTTCAGCCGGGCATTAAGACATGCTGGCCGAGTGGTGATTAATCTCATTCCTTCAATCTATGATACGCCAAGGGCTCAAAGAATTCTTAAAGAGGACGGCACTTCTGATCTAGTTTCTTTAAATAAGATTTTCAATGCTCCAGATGGCAAGCAAATGATCCATGATTTAAGCGTCGGCGAATATGACGTTGTTGTAGAAACTGGACCTAGTTTTGCCACAAAACGCATGGAAGCTGCCGCCTCGATTGAAAAAGTAATTAAAGCTTATCCTCAATTAATGACCGTGGCATCAGACATTCTCATTGGCGATATGGATTGGCCAGGGGCTTCCGAGCTTGCGGCAAGGCTTAAGAAAACAATTCCTTCAAATCTTTTGGATGATCCGAAGAATCCTAATCCGGTTCCGCCACAAGCTCAGGCCCAAATGCAACAAATGCAGTCAATGATTCAGTCACTCAGTCAGTCACTGACTACCGCAAATCAAATTATTGAAAACAAGAAGCTCGAGTTGGCGTCTAAAGAACGCATCGAGCTTGCAAAACTTAATGTGAACATGGAAACCACACTTCTCAAAGAGGGCAGCAGTCATGCCCAATTCACATTAGAGCAACAGATTGCCATGCTTAATCAGCGGCAAGCTATGCTCCAACAACAACAGCCTTTAAACCCTGAATCATCTGGCCCACAAGCTGCGATGCCAATGGGACAAAATAAACCTACTGGTGGGCAATCACCAGGCCAACCCATGGGAGTATAAACCATGCAACAAACTGTCGAAATAGCTTCGACCACGGATTCAAAGGAAGATGTTAGCAAAGCAAAAGCTATGTATTCCAAGAAACCAGTTGAAACTAAACCCGAGCCTAAGGAAGAAAAAGCTCCTGTGGCAGAAAAAGAAGCTAAAGCGTCGGATGCTTTGGAAGCCGAAATCACCGAGCCTGAAGAAATTGAGGCCGATGACGTAGACGAAACCGAGGAAGGTAAGGAAAATACCACAGAAGTTAAGCCTAAGAAAAAGGGCGGATTTCAAAAACGCATCGATAAGCTAACCAAAGAGCGCGAAGCTGCGAAAGCAGAGGCCGCTTTATGGCGAGAAGAGGTAATGAATGCAAGGCAAAAAGCGCCTGCCGAATCACCAAAAATCGAAGCCAAAACGATTCCGACCGAAGGAAGGCCAGACCCAGAAAAGTTCACGAATCAAGCTGAATTTTTGGAAGCCGTTGCAGACTGGAAATTCGAGCAACGAATTAAAGCGCAAGAGCAGACAAAAAAATTTGAACAAGCAAAAGCTGAACAAGCAAAAACAGCCGATTCGTTCTATAAAAAAGTCGAGGAATTTAAAAAGTCCGCTGACGATTTTATGGAGACTTTGGCGGATGTCGAACACATCCCTTTAACTCCGGCATTACAGGATATTTTCAAGGAATCTGATCACGGACCACAACTCATGTATGAACTGGCAAAAGAGCCGGAGGAATATGCGAGAATTTCAAAGCTATCGCCACTGGCGGCAGCTAGAGAAATGGGCAAACGTGAGGCCAGAATTCCTGTACTTCCCTCAAAAGAAACCGTTGAAACAAAAACAACAAAGGCCCCTGCACCTTTAAAGCCTGTTGGCAAATCAGCGACTGCGTCTACAAAAGATCCAGGCGATATGAGCTTCCAGGAATACAAGGAGTGGCACAAGCGCACTGGCGGGCGGACCAAATAACCTTTTGAAAGGGTAAAAAATGGCTAATAGTATTTTAACCATCTCGATGATTACTCGCGAAGCGATGCGAATCCTTGAGAATAACTTGAAGTTCACAAAAGGCGTTAATCGCCAGTTTGATGATAAATTCGGCATTGAAGGCGCTAAAATCGGTTCAACTTTGAATATTCGATTGCCCGCACGATATGTCGGACGTTCTGGACCAGTGTTGAGCGTTGAGGGTCAAACAGAGACCTACGTTCCTTTGACTTTAAACCAACAGCGCGGTGTTGACGTAGAGTTTACATCTGCTGATTTGGAATTAAGCATGGATGATTTCTCTGAGCGATATCTGGCGCCAGCAATGGCATCGGTTGCCAACCATATTGATTATGACGGCCTAACTCAGGCTTTGAACGTATATCAAGCTGTTGGCATTCCGGGGACTACTCCGAGCGCATTATCAGTTTATCTGGCAGCTTCTGCAAAAATGAAATTTGCATCGGCACCAGTAGATGATTTGCGCTCATTCATCATTGACCCCAATGCTGAGGCGTCAATCGTGAATAATTTGACCACACTGTTTAACCCAACAATGGAAATTTCCGATCAATATAAAGATGGAAGCATGGGTCGAGCAATCGGTCACAAGTGGTCAATGGACCAAAACGTGAATTCATATGTGACTGGCCCACAAGGCGGAGCTCCAACCGTGGCGTCTGCGCCTGCGTCTGGATCTTCAGTGCTTGCGAGTCAGGGCTGGACTGCATCCGCTGCAATTCGTTTGAATGTCGGTGACATTTTCACAATTGCCGGTGTTTATGCAGTCAATCCGCAATCTAGATTCTCAACTGGTCAGCTACAACAATTCGTTGTGACTTCTCAGTTTAGCTCTAGCGGATCTGGCACTGGAAATATTTCAGTATCTCCTTCGTTTAACAACGTCGGACAATTCCAAAACATCTCTGCGTTGCCAGCGCCTTCGGCAGCAATCACTGTTTTGGATGCGGCTGGAAACCCAGGAAACACAGCAAGTCCAATGAACCTTGCATATCATCGCGATGCTTTCGTACTTGGAACAGCAGACCTTCCACTTCCAAAAGGCGTGGACATGGCCTCTCGCGTTTCAGACAAAAAAGTCGGCGTATCGATCCGTATGGTTCGAGCCTATGACATTGTGAATGACATGTTTCCATGTCGTTTAGATGTCCTTTATGGATGGTCAACAATCTATCCACAATTGGCGTGTCGAATCCAAGGTTAATAAACAGGCTAGGTCTTTAGACCGAAAAGCGCCCGAGGGCTAAAGATCCTAGGGCGCCCGCCTCCAAACAAATTTAAAGGAGAATTAAAATGGCAAATCCAGGACCCGCAATTACAGCAACCTCAAATCTAACCCAAGATTTTGTTCCACAGAATTCGGACGGCCATCAGGTCGGATCGAGCGCTTTGGCTTATATCGGATTTTGGGGAGCCGTTCCCGTTCAACAACCGGGAAGTCCTTCAGGAAACGTGCATACGGTGACTGCTGGATCAACAACCGCTGTTTATGTAAATAGTTCTTTCGACGGAAGCGTCGGATCTTCTGCTTATACAATTGGCGATATTGTTGTGGCTTTAAAGGCCGCGGGAATTTTAGCAAAATAAAAATCTAGGCCGCTTGGAAACTTGCGGTCTATTTTTAAGGAGATAATATGGAATATCCCAGATGGCGACATCATGCCAAACATGGCGGAAAATTAGTTAATAGCGAAGAAGAAAGCAAGGCGCTTGGCGAAGGCTGGGGAGATGATTCTTCTGTATGGCGCGGACATCTTTTGAGAAAAGAAGAGGCAACCGAAGTCAGACTACCGTCTGGACTTGATTCTGTTCCAGAAAAGCCAGTAGAGCCGCCTCCGGCATCTCAAAAAGGAAAACCAGGCCGAAAACCAAAGGAAATGAGTCAATAAATGACAGTCCGCGATCTTGTTTATATGGCGATGTTGAATATAGGTGTCTTGGCTGAAGGCGAGGCTCCTTCCGCATCGCAATTACAAGATGCAATAACGACTTTGAATTTTTTGATGGATACATGGTCCACGGAAAAACTTTTCATTTATTCTGTGGCCCAAGATCTATTCACATACGTGGGCGGTCAACAAACCTATCAATGGGGCATCGGAGCTCCGGATTTCCCGACGGCCAGGCCGGTATTCATTGAATCGGCCTCGACAAGGATTAGTGGTGGAACTCCACAACAAATTGATATTCCTTTGGCGATTTTCAATGCCGACCAATGGGCGAGACTTTCAGTAAAAAATACTCAAGCCGTTTGGCCGACCAGAGTTTATCCAGATTTTCAATTTCCTTATCTGAATATGAATTTCTGGCCAATTCCACAGACCGCAGTCCAGGTTTACATTAACTCTT